CTGCCGCCGGGTGTGCCGCCGGAGGAACTTAAAACTCCACTTGATAATGATAACCCACTTCCTATTGTTACATTACCAACTTGACCGGTTGAACTAACCAACCCCATTAGCCTGTTTTGAGACGTTGAATTAAGCGTATTCATTATTCTATAAAATCCCGGAGTACTATTAAGTACTATCGAATCATCAATATTTAAAATGTGAAGTGTGTTGTTTTCACCGGCATATATTTCGAAATCAGGGTTTGAGCCAACAGCAAAAGCGATTCTACCTTCTGAATATTTTGCAGGCCCGGTTTGAGAAGTGTCCCCCGATTGTATTACCGCCCTTTGTGTAGTATTTACCCTATCAGATTCTAAATAAATTGCCGCTGGTATTCCATTCGAATAGTTCCCGTTAATATTTAGAGCTTTTACCCCGATGCTATCTGTCGTTGTTTTACCCCCTGCTGTAAGGGTTTGCTGCCAAGTAGGGGTAGCCCCCGCCGCACTAAAAGCCGCCCAAACATGGGTACTCGTATTCCAAAAGTAAAAACTTGTCCCCTTCCTTGCTATAAAAGGAAAAGACTGCAATGCAGCCGGAACACTAAACGTATCTGCCGGAACTGCAAACAGCGTATCTACTGCCAACCGCCTAAACTCATACCCATACACAGCCGGTTTTTGTAATACCTGTCCCGATCCCTTTACTGATATTATCAGCATCAACAAAACAATTATCTTTTTCATTATTCCCATATTATAAAATCTAAAATTTCTCCATCTACTAAAGCATCACCTGAGGACAACCCCACATACCCGGTAGTTGATAATATCCCCTTCCTGTCCCCCAAATCAGTACCCACAACCCTTATCTTGTCCGTATCGGTCGGGACAGTTGTTATTGCCCTTTTATACGAACCGGCTCTATACACCGCTAATACTATTTTATTCGCCAACCCGGAAACCTCGAAAGCGGATCCCTCTGCCCCCGTACCGGTATAAGTTAATATCCTTGTCCTTGCCATATCAAAATCAGTTTCAAATGTTACATCTTCTGCCGGAACCTGGCAACGATCTACCAAATAATCAACCGCTATCAAAATATCCATATACACCCCGGCAACCATATCGTTAAGACTTTCCGTTACCGGCGTTACCACACTTGCGGGGTCTATCTCCCAATCATCCTGGTAACCGCTATAATTGATCATGGCCTTAAAATCAGTTGCCACCCCTGTCATATCACTAAGGACTTCCAACTCATTCCCCTCCGCATCTTCACTCACCCCCACCCGGTCAACAAAATAAACCCGGAATCCAAACCGCTGTAAATGTTCTTCATCGTTCAACACTCCCGCCGTCTGCTCGATAAAACAGGCCGGGTAGTTTACATCACCGTTAGCATCAAATTCAGGTACATCCCCGAAATAGACACTATTGATCTGAAGGTGGCTTAGTGCCAGGCTTTTTAATCTTGCGACTACCTGATTTAGCGTTAGTGCCATTTTTTAAAAAGTAATACTGTTTAAGTTTTTCAAGAGTTTTTTTACCAATATTTTTGCCCATCGTTACAATTATTTTTATCCAAAGATTGACAGCCGCAATCGTCACCTAAATAAATCGGCATCGTAAAGGCTGAATTTTCCGGCTGCAACGTATCGATACCATCCCCCGGTTGCAGATATTCAGGCAGTACGGTAGATGAAGCGTTCTGCTTTAAGTACAGCGTAAGCCTCTCAGCATACCACTCTGCTTTTGTACGGTAGTTATTCGATAGGTCAACCAATTCAGATAATGCGGGTAATTCTGTGCTATCACCTTGTTTACGAACTACCCCCTTATTCCAAAACTGGAAAGATAAAGCCTGCGGCAATGCTGCCAATACATAGTATAACAAAGCATCAATAATATAATTATCGAGCAATGTTTTATAATATCCAGTTGTTGTTCCGCTGGCATTAATATCACCTACAATTTTATCATAAAGAGCCGTTCCGAGAATAGGATGAATATACATATCCTGAGCCATCTTTATCTCAGGGTAAATCAGCTTTTCATCAATATTGTCATGGATAGCAGTCCTATCCTTTATAATGTCAACAGATATTAATAGTACGTTCTGGCTCATTTGGCTTTTCTTTTCTTAATTACTACGTTTCTTTTCCACTCATGGCGGCACTGTGGCTTTGATCCCCACCAACCGCCCGACCTGTCAAAAACAGAATACCCCAATCTTTGGGAAATGCTCTCTATTTCTGAACGGGTATAAAGACGGTTTAACTCAATCAGCTTTGCACAAAACGGCCTGGTAGTTTCAATAATGCTCGGCCCTAACCCCGGTTTGACTTCATACGAATATTTCACATATACATCAACCGTATCAGGAGTGGGCCTGCTGTCTATTACCTCAGGGTTTATCGCCCTTTCTACTATCACATCAAGACCAATAGTTGACGTTGTTACGGTCAACACACCGGCCTCTTGCAGCGACCTGATACGCTTTGCCACATAGTCAGGGTCTTTCTTCAGCGTTTCCGCTATTATTTTAGGGGTGATCCTTTTGTCCTTTCCGATAAGGTTTACAATGTCACTATCAACCTGTGACAGGTCAGCAAATGATTCAAACTCTTTTTGTGAATCAAACTTGAATGACTTGACCACAATAAAATCATCTTTTGGCAAACCCACTTCTGCAAACTGCAAGGCAGCATATTCTTCTTCTGAAATATCGGCATCAAAATTAGACCCGCCGAGTAAAGTATTTATTTCATCATCAGACAAGGCTAAGGAACTTTTGAGTATCACCGTTGCCGCCTCTCTTGTCATTTTACCACTACCCACCTGCCGGATAACCCTTAATAGCTGCTGATGCTGCCTGCCGGTTAAGTTTTTCAGGTTCTCATTTACTGACATAGGCTGACCCGGTAACGGACCAACCCCGCCATCTGGAAGATATTTCGCCTTGTCAATACCCAATTTTTCCAGTACCCAATCTGCCGGTAAAATCTCTTTAAAATCTACCGGGTTGACCATTGTTGTTAATGGCTCAACCGGGATAAGTTTTTCGGGCTTAGTTCCTATAAGCGGGGCAAAGAAAGCCTGCACTTCCTCGATTGCCATCTGCTTATCATTTATGTAGGTATTTTTAAATATCTCGTATGAGTCCTGTATCTCACTCCTGCCGCCTAATTGCCCCGGTTCTTTGACTCCGAATAGCATCGGTGAAGTAACCTGGTGGCCGGAAAATATCTCAGACTGTACCGTTTTGTTTAACTGCTCAAACAGCTTATCCAAATCGGTTGTGGAAAGGTCGCTGATAACAGGCTCTTTGTCCGTTCCGTTATTAAAGGCTAACATAGTACGGCCCGCATTGCCCGACCCGTTAAACTTTTCTTCCCACCTTTTCTCTAATTTCTTTTTGGCTTCCTCAGTTGGTACCCCGTTAAAAAAAGAAACCATTTTACCCGAAAACTGACCGTTCTTCATCACAGACAGATTGTAAATAGAAATCTCTACATCTGTCTCAATATCGTTCAATGCTCCAAAATAACCTGGTAAGGGATATTTATCGCATCCGGGCCTGTATTCATCGTAGGCGAAAATCTGAACACCCTTTTTATCTTCAGGGTCAAAAGCCGGAATGAATACTTTTTTATCGTCCCGGCTATCCATCTTCGTCCAGTCTTTTTTATACCAATAGCCTTTGGCATCTTTGGCCACCCGTAAACACTGAAAAGGAATATGGCTTATCTCTAAACCGCCGCCCATCTTCCATATACACTGAAACCTACCCCCGCCGAATAATTCAATATCTGTACAAAATTTACGGAATACCTTGTTGATCGTTTCTTTGTTGCGGTTAACTATCGGGTTTGTAGGGAAACCCTTACCCATAATATAGGTCGTTTTGCCGTTTACAATAGCATTGTGATTGCTCGACTTATTGTAAAGGTTAAGAAGATGCTGAGGAAATTTATTGTCCTCCCCAAAAAGGATATACTCTTTTGAGCTTACCTCTTTAAACTCCGGTACTTTATTGTCTGCAAACCCCAAGAAGATGATATTATCAGCCGGTGTATTGCTTGTAGCTTGTTGACTCATTGTATTTTTCAAATTCAAATTCCGTTGCTGCGTTTAATTTCAATAGCCCCCTCTCAACTTCAGTAAGTCCGGTCACATCTGTATTACTTGAACTGGCCTGCTCGTACACATTATAAAGCCATTCCCCCGTATCTGCCCCTGAAAAAACTACTGATGTGTTGATGTCGAATTGATTGAACCGATCCGGGTAACTGCTGTTATCTTCCGTAAAATTGTAAATCTTTGTCTTGGCTGCCTTTGTTGTTATGTTAGTGAAAACAAAGAGATAGTACCCTGATGTAAGTGTTCTTTTTTCATTCAGCGTTACTACAAAGCTCTCACTTGTTTCATTAATAGTCAACACAATCATACAACTATATGGCAATCCCGGCTTTTTGTTGCAAATGAAAAACCCCCTGAAAAGGGGGCCTTTATACTACTTACATCCAGAATTATGGCGTTTCCAGGGTCGTAATCACACTTGAACTCACTTCGAGTGCCGAGTCTTTTTCTTCACCTGTAAAAATTAATTCATATCCGTTCCGGTCTCCCATTGCCGTTCCGGTACCAGCCTGTCCGCCGTTTCTTTCAAGTCCGTTCTCTTTTCCGTATAGCCAATATTTTCCGTTCCGATCTTCCAAAACTGCGACAAGCCTGTTCTGAGCTAATAGAGCAATTTCGTTACGGGTAGCCGCCTGCATCTTATTTAAGATGATTGTGAGGGTTTGCGTATGGAACGAAGTACCGTTTTCTGCACTGTCATTATAAGCCTCCACAGCACTTGATGTACCCCTTTTCAGGTTGTACTTCCAGAACCGTTTGTTATTAGCTTTTGAAATGGCCGTTACCGTGCCAGAAGAATGTACTACCCCGGTTACGTTATCGATCTCAATAAAATAAACGGATTTTAGCCCACCTGCCGAATCCCGGCAATCTAAACTATAACCCGCTGTTAAAGCACAAGCCATGATAAATATTTAAAGGGGGTTTTGATGCCCCCGGTTAATTAACTGTTTGCGTACTCGATGATCTCTGAAGGATATGCAACCTGCCATCCTCTGCGGAACCTGAATGAATACTTAACGTTATCATCGTCTTTAGAATACCACAGATCGCTTTCTTCGTCCTCACCTTCCATATCAACACCCAGGTACAAGTTCCTTGTAGGATCGAGGGCAAAGATGAAAGGATTTGCAACACCTGAAGTTGCTCCCAAGCCATCCAGACCATGCACCGGAACGATCTCATGTACTGAACCTTCAGCCATCATTCCCTTTTGACCGCCCTGACCGTTTACATGGTACAGGTTATCAGCAAATATCTTCTGGCGATACAGTTCCGCAATGTCGTAACCCATAAAGATTTTTACATCCGGGTTACCTACCAGCGTAGATACTGTACCGATCTTCGAAACGATGTTTGAAACGATTGTACGAACATTGGAAGTTGTCACCGGGCCGGCTACTGCTGTGGCCGTACCACCTGTGGTAGCTGCTGCAATTATTTTGATCAGACCGTCATAACGGTTCAGATAAGAAGATACGTTTGTTGTATCACCCTGCCAGTCTGCAGTTTCCTGTCTGCGTTTGATCTGCTTCATCACATCATCGAGGATTGCCCGCATGATTTCAGGGGCAAAACTCTCATCGTAGTTCTGGCCCTTCTTCAGCATTATTTGCGTCCACTTAGCCTCCAATGTACGGGGACAAAGAGTGTCCTGGTATTTGATGGCAGAAGTTGCCAGCGTTCTTTGTGTGAACGTGGTATCTCCTGAGGCATTAAAACCGCAAGAGCTGCCGTCTTGTGGTACAGGGCTGTTCGCCAACAGTTGTAAGGCCGCAGAGCTTTTAATCCCTGTCTGCACATTTGCAAAACTCGCTGTTTCAGCTTCAAACTGTAAAGCGGTCAGCAATTCGGTTGATTTTTCGTTAACGTACGCCGTTAAACTTGATACGGTAAATGCCATTTTTATTTGTTTTTAAGATTTTTTAATCCTTCTGCTAAGGCTTTCAGCTTTTCCGCTTTTGTTGTTTCCTTAGCAGAGGAAAATGAATTATTTGTTGTCACCGGGTCAGCCGTTGGCATTTCTGCCAGCTTCTCAACTACTGCAAAGAGTTTCTCATTCATAGCCATTGCCCGCTGAATAGCCTCCTCCTGCTGCTTAAACTTTTCTTCGTAGGCGGCAAACTTTTGCTCGTAGCCTGCGAATTTTTCGTTGATCGTAGAAAACTCTTTTGAGTAATCCGTTGGAGCTGCCGGTGCTGCTGCGGCTACTGCCGGAGTAACTGAGGTAATAACCCCACCCTCCCCAACTGTTATTTTAGTGCCATCAGCCAGTTCATGCTCACCCGCCGGAGCAGGTGCTTCGCCAACCAAAACCACACCACCCTCAGCCAACTCAGAAATAGAAACAGGGGTACCGTCTTTCAACTGGTAATCCGTATTCAAAGGTTGAGCCGGAGCTGGAGCCGGTGCCGGAGGATTCTCTGGCCCGAAAAATTTTTGCTTAAAGGCTGAAACTAATTTTTGCACTTCATTCATAAAGCCGCTTTTATTAAAATGGCTGTTTTGGGGAAGTGTTGCATTTAAAAGTTCCGCTATCTGCTCCTCCATTGTCTTTTGTTTCTTAACATAGGAGAATATACCCTCTACTGAAAACCCTTTTACTTCACCTGATTTGATTTTAGCCCACACTTCATCATTTTCCACTTTGGCAGAAATAAACCAGGAACCGTCAGGCAAATCTTCAAAGCCCTTCATCGGTTGTATGCCCCTTTCTTTATCAGAAATAAAGGATTCAAAAATGGTTACCCCGTTCAATGGCAGGGATGGATCGTGGAAAAGGTTGAGATTCTTTTGATAGTCTTTTTTGAAAAACTTTAAAGCAATCTCTTTTATCGTTGCGGCTGAAAAGAAAACATTGTATTCGCCTTGTTCGTCCCGTCTGTAAATAAGGGATTCGGCCACCATAGCCGGGCCGGAGATAATTCTTTTCTCATCATTAACCGCAAACTGTAAAGGGATAGCGTTAAAGGCTAAAAAGTTCTTTTCAATCGCTGGTTTGTCAACCAATGCCACAAAAGAAACCTCGGCATCTGAAGATTCGTCCGGGTTTATTACAAGTTCAAAAACGGGTAACTTCATAAAAGGATATGGCAATATCCGTTAGGTGTTGCGTTTAAATCCTTGCCGCCCGGTTCAGCCTCCTTATTCTCTCCTGATTATTCGTTACATCAGATTCAACCACAAAAGCCCTCACAGTCGCATTGCCGATCTGATTTAACTGATTCTGATTAAGCAGCGTATTAGTATTCTGTATCTGTGGCTGTAACGGTGTTACCTGTGAAGTCGTAGGAATATTACCGCCCCCACCATAAGAACCCGGAACAGGAGTTTTTACTATATTCTTTACCGCCGCTAAACCCGTTGCAATAATAGCCGCCACATTCGCAATCTTTGATATCGTACCAAACGGCTCAGGTAAAACAGACTTAGCCCTCAACACTTCAGTAGCACCTATGAAAGTGTTTATCGTTGCCTGAGCTATACCCAATACCTTACCCGCCGCCGTTTCCTTTCCTACCAAATCAGACAAAGCCCCTAAAGCGTTCCCAATAGATTGAGCTGCCGTAACCTTCGCCCTTCTTTCTTCCTCGGCCAATTCAATTTTACGCTTAGTGGCATTTTCTTCAATATCCAGTTCGAGGTCTAACAGTTTTATCTTTTCATCAAATTCCTGCTGCTCTATTGTTCTGCCAAAGTCAACTAACTCCTGACGGTTCTTTTTGAGGCTTTCAGATAACTCCTGCTGCCGGAGTAAAACATTGTCTTTCCTTATACTCCAGTTCAACAATATTTCTTCAGTTTCTTCCTTCTGCTCTTTGACGGCCTGACTATTCCTGCCACCGGCTGACCCCACTGTACCACCGCCAATATTTATCCCGGTCTTTTTTGACAATTCCCCGGCCTGCCTTAGCAAGTCCTCGCCTAACTTTTGAATATCCGCTGCTCCCTTTTTTGCCTGTTCGAGTGCAGCGTTTGCCTTGTCCGTTAAGTTGACACCGAAAATATTTACCGGCCCCTTTTTTAAAAGTTCGTCCTGTGCTATCAAAGCATCAGCCGCCTGATCTGCCGCCTTAGCAAATAAAGCGTTGGCCTGAGCTTTTAAAGCAGTAACTTTTATGTAATCATCAGCCTTTTCTGTGGTGATCCTTTCCGCTTCGTTAATGTCGTTTGTCGTACCGAGGGAATCTCCAAGTGTTTCATTGTAAATTTTTAAAGCCTGGTCTTTTCGTATCACACCGGCCCTGGCCTGTTCAAAAGCTATCTTTACCTCAGTTACCGTCTGCCTTGCCTGTGTTGCTGCCTTGTAATAATCCTTTAATGTTTCGTTGTAAGCCTTTACATCATCCCGCTGCCGCTTGTTGAATATCCCTGATATTGCCAGCCCTAAAGCCGTTACCCCGGCAATAGCCAAACCGATAGCCCCGCTTTTACCAAGCGTTTGAATGATTGTAGCACCAAGCGTTTTGAAAGACTGGATTGATTCGCCTATCTGATTCAACCCTTGTGACAAGGCTAAAGCTGATTGAACTTTTAACAATTGCTTTTGTACATCCTCACTCTCAACACCGAGCAAACCCATTGCCCCGGTCAAAGCAGTAAACCCACCGAGTACACCGTTTAACGATGCCCCCAATGCTTTGAACTTTTGATCCGGATTAAAACTATCTGTTAATTGCTTTGCATCACCAATAGCATCTGTCAGCTCTGCCGCCCTTTTTGCTGCCGCCCTTGCCTGTTCAGAGGTGGCACCGAATTTATCCGTTAACGCCACAACTTCAGCCTGAGCATCTTTCAGCTCTTTCTTAAAGTTGCGAACCGAATTATTCGCATCGCCGCTATCTACCTGGAGTTTCGCCCCTATTATAACATCTGCCATATCTAAATATTTATGTTTTTAACCCCCTAACTTACACACCCCCAAAATGAAGTAGTTACTGTACCCGGTGCATTTGCCGTTGCTGGTAATGCTGTCGTTAATCCAGTGTTTGAAGTACCACCCATTGAAGGAGCCGCTGCGTTTAAAGCACCATTTGTCTTAGCTGTATTACCCTTTATTGTTGGTACTGTCGTAGCTGCTACCATTATACCCAAATAATATAATCCTGAATAAGTAGTTGTGAAAGCACTTGTTAAACTTAAAGTCTTTTTACTATTCGCTGCCCATGCGGTTGATGTATCATTATTGCTTGACCTCAATAAGTTTAGGTTATTATCGTACAACCCAAATAACTGATTAGTCAGTGTTGCTCCTGCTGTTGTTGCTGACCAAAACGAAATAGAATTAATTGTTACACCTGCTGGCAACCAAATAGCCTGTAAACTTAAACGACCTGATGAAAGCAATGAAGTATTAACCTCATCACACAAGTTCCTGTCAAATGTTTCATACAATGCTCCCGATAAAACATACTTATTATTTAGTAACGGCGTTACGTTATTACTTGTGTTTTTCCATCCTCCCTCACCAGTCCAACTTATCACATCACCAACACCAACCACACCCTTATAAAGTATGGTTTCTGTTCCGCTTACATCTAACTTAATCGTAACTGTTGCGGCAACCGTATCGTTATTATAGATATTGATGTTTTGAATGTCATACGTTTCACCCGATGAAGGTGGCCCGGCTAAATCAACATCCGTTGTACTGTTGGTGTTAACCGCAAGTTTCCCATCTACCGTTGTGGTAGATGTATAAACCTTATAAGTTGTTAAACATTGTAGCTGATTAGTAGTGACTGCACTACCTAAAACTACTTGCAGCTTATCGTTTGTCGTTGTTAGTTTCATATTATCTTCTTATTAATCGTCTTACTTGATATTGAGCCAACCCGCTACCGCCTGGCGCATCGGAAAATTCAAGCGAATCCTCTGTTAAAGAGGCCATTAAAAACTTCCCTCCCTCGCCGGTAAAATCGCCGGTTATTTTGGTCGGGTTCAGGTCAATAGAATCGGTTTCTTCAAGTTCTTTTACCTCTCCCGAAGTAAAATCTAAATACAAAGGTGTTCTCGTTGCCATTAATACAATAGGTTTATAACTTTTAATAATTCGACTTTACACACATCATCACTGTTTGCATTGTAATCTTCAATCTTATTCAGCCGCCAATAAGACCCGTCAACATAAATGATAGTACCGAAATTCAGATTGAAAATATCTGAGTTTGTCAGCTTCATATAACAGGTCAACAGCTTGCTGTCCTTATCCGTAATCTCTGCCATATAAGGCGACCAATAAACATTGAACTGTGTCACATTCACCGCCCCCGTTACCAGCGTAAAATATAACTCAGACGGAACGCCAAAATGAATATCATTTGCAGGGGCATCTGGGTCATCATAATGCCCACCGTAACCATACACAGTAAGCCCGGTGATCAAATCGCTTACCCCGTTCTTTATCTTCCAAGACGCAACCCCTGTTACTTTCTTAGCCTGTAAAATCCTGATATTGGTTGCAAATGTTTCCTCTACCCCGGCGTTTTTCTTATACATTGCCGTAACAATCTTGTCAACACCTGCATAACCCACAAGGACAGAGGGAGAGAAAATCAAATCAATATTTGTGGTATCGTTTGCAAACTCATAGCCTGAATCATATTTATAATTTCCGTATTCCTGATTATACGTTTTACGATATAGTTCGTTGTAGTAATCATTGTCAGCCTTAAAGTTAAAGTTGTAAATCCTGCTGTTGAGTTCACTCATTGGCTTTAATCTTATATCCCTCGATCTGTCAACCTTGTAAGTCCAATCGGTCACCCCCGAAACATTCAGATCGTAGAAATCAACATACGGCTTTATCAGTAGCTTCTTTTGTATCAGCCTGTCCTCGTAAACATAAAGATTGAACAGCTTTATTACGCTGCTGAGAAAATCCTTTTTGAGTATGTTTTTCGGTATCAGGTCATTCATTGTCAGCGTTCCCCCCACCGTTGCATCTACATAGGTAGGGATGGCTAAGTAAGCTCCGAAATTCACAAACGTAGTACGGCAACGATATGACCCTACGTTATTGGCAACCTTCGCAAAAAGTTCAATAGTGTCGCCCGTTGCAAGTGATAAATAAACGGATGGAAATGTAGATGTGTAGTTCGTATTTGTAGTACCAAACGTAGGCGGCAAAAACGGCACTTGAGTATAAACCTGAACCCCGTTTTTCTTTATGCCTAACTGGATGCTTTCAATAGTTGAATAATAATCACCGTTTATAGTCGCTTCCAATCTGAACTGTCTTGTATCTGCACCGGTATAAGTAAACACACCACCGAGATAAGTAAAGTTCCCTGTCAGTGTATTTAATGCAGTGGGTATCGGTGCTTCATCATCAACCGCATTTTGTATGATTGTCTGAGTGCTGACATCAACCGCCTCCAATAGCCTGTTAGTGACTATCTGCAAGGACTTTTGATTGTTCGGGACAATGAGATTCTTAAACCTTTGCGTATTCATTAAGTCGCTTTCCCAGGTGTAACCCGCATCAGTCAGCATCTTGTCAATATACTCCCGTACAAACAATGCTGGCCTGAAAGTCCTTATATCGTAATCAACCTTTGCAACCGATGTAGTTCCGTAATCAACCAGGGGGTAGTAATAACCACCACCCGTAACATTCTCCCATGACCCGGTAATATTTGAACCGTTCCAAACGTGGTCGTATAAAGAGAAATCCAAATCTTCAAGTTTTCCAGAACCTAACTCACCCACCAAAGAACCTAACTCACCAAAAACGGCAACTTCATATTCTATTTGCCCTTCCCTTATTACGATCTCCAATATCCTGAGCGTACCTTTAAACACCTGCAACCTGTTTTGAAATATCAGGCAGTCAGCCGCTACTGATGCGTTAAAGTTCGTACTCACATTATCCTCCGTACTATCGTAAGAGTTTGAAACCCTTGCATCGAAAATATGCCCGAATAGCTTATTGTTATTTGCCGTCCCCGGCAGAATAATAGTCTTGCTGAAGTTGCTTTGCTTATGCTCAAAGTCTTTTATATCATCTACCGCATAGGTAATGAGATAGTCAAGCTCCTGAGTTATGTCAAGCCTTTTATTCTCTATAAATACTTCCGTTATCATAGGAACTGACTGTTATACGTTGTTGAAAATTCTACCTCAAATTGCAAAGGCGTTAGCCTGCTGTTTGCGTATGTCCTGTATTCGTAATTATTCCTTCCGATCGTTACCGGGATAAACTTTGACGTTTCTGTATCGTACAAATAAACATCAGGGGAAATAAACAGGTCAGCAAGCCAAGCGTACTCACTTGCATTAATCAAATGACTTGTAAGGTTTAGCTTCACCTTCACCCTTGCAGCATATCCCCGTTTACCTCCGTAAAAAACATTATTCGCCTGGTAACTCACCTCCCCGCTTGCATTGATACGATAATCCAACTGGCTAAAGTCTTTTTTCTCCAGTTCAATAACCTTTTTGCTGACCATACCAAACGACTGCGATTCGTAAGCCCCGAAAGGATTAAGCCATACCAAAGTGTAGGGGGTGTACTTTCCGTCACATAGATAATTCACCCTTAACGAAACACCGGCCCCGGTGATTAACGAATATTCAGCGGTTGAAGGAATATCTAAAGCCTGCTCCCCTATGTTTATTTGCCGTATCATTTTCGCCACATAACCGGCGTTTGAAGTCGTATCTGTGGAAATAGTTGAGCCGCCTGAATCTTTGAACGTAACCACCAAATCAGTGATCCCCGTCACATTTGAGAATATCGGTATCAGGTGATAAAGTTGCGTTCTGTGATAATTTACGGTTGATGGCATATTTGATACAAGCCCGTTGGATAGTACGGATGTTGAAGTAAACGGTTTAGGGGCATAGGTTTTATACGCCTCCCTATCTGAACTATCAACTAATAAATTAGTGTAAAGCGTTCCATCGTACTGCTCACCAAACTTTAACTGGTAAGCTACCTTTGCCGTGTAATCAACTACATCAGCAGAGGCATCCAGCCCATAGGTCACATACGACCTGAGTATTGGTGCCACATCAAATATCCCCCGGTTATATTCCGGATCCGGCCTGGAAATAATACGCCCCACCAATGTACTCGAAACATAAACATCACACACATAGGAATAATCAGGGTAAGTTACCGGGTCAATTGCTTTTGTAGCTTCATAAACTACAAACAGCATTTCATTGTTGACCGATACCGTATTCGCCGGTTCTGTATTTATTACGATTGCCATTATTTAAAACTTTCAATGATGTCTAATTTTATACCCTTTGCCATTTCTTCCCTAAACTTTTTCTCAGTAGCCCTCACCGCCTTAGTGAAAAACTTTGTAGGCTTTATACCTTTTTTCTTTACCGATGTTGCCACCGCCCAGGCAAGTGAGGTTTGACTTTCTGCCTCTGTTTTCATCTTCTTTATCCGCTTGTCCTTCCTCTCCGTCCTGCTGATTGCTTTATACTTCGTTGCTCTTGCACCCCTTTTCCTCAGCCAGCTTTTGATATTCCGTACCATTTCTACCGTTGGCCGGATTGTTTTGAACTGATATTTACCCGTACCGCCCTCAACACCTTTCACTCCGTCATTGATAAACTTATACCTGTCCAATATCAGCACATAAACACTCATTAGCTGCCCCGAAATATCCAAATCAGATATTGACATACTGCTCTCCAAATCCCCGGTGGTATTTGTTCCATCGTTATTCAGGTTGTTCTGAGCCTCACTAATCAGGTAACCAGCCATATCTACCAACACCCTTGCAGTATTGCTTAACTGAATACTATCCCCCCTGTCGGTAGTACCTTCAAGATCAAGCCTCGCAAGCTGCAATTGTTTATTACCCGTTGGTATTCCCGGCATATTTTTTACTTTGTTCTAACCTGTGTTCCCCCAATGCTCTTAAATAAATCATATCATTCAAAAATTGAACTACCCCTAAATTGTACGCCTGCTCCAAAGTGATCCTTTCGTATTCTGCGACTTCAGCGGCGGAATAAAACCATCCAAAGCGGCGGCTAAATCCATCATTAATAACTTCGTCAGGTTCTTGTTCAACCCCTCCTGTTTCATCCGATTCTCCAGGTAGCTCTCCAAACCGACTATCGAATTTTTTAAGAGATGACAAAAAAAAACACAAGCGGAATAGACATCAATAAACTTTGCACTCAGCATATCATTGGCAACTATCTCATGCCTGCTGCTGTCGTTCTTACCAGCAACCCACCGCCCCCAAAAGTTTTTCTTTACCGGGTAAGATATTGAGGCCATTATCAGGTGAAGGTTCTCGATTATATCCCCCTTCCCAAACTCCTGCACTTCGATATACTGCCCCGCCCTTAAATTCTTAGGCTCGTAGGTTATACCGTACTTCCGGGTCCCGGTGTCTATAATCCTTTTGGGGTCAGCTTCGAGCTTTGCTGATTCAAATATTTTGGAGATTTCGGCTGAAAGCCTGTTAAACTCAGGCAGGGGCATATCTTCAATATCCCGGTTTGTCTTTCCAATTAAAACCGCAACGGATTCTGTCATTTTATCCAAGCCGTCCATATCGGATTTGGCTATGCGGTAAAGTTCCTGATATTGCCAGACTGTGAGGCTGTTGAATGTTTCCATACTTTAATATGGCAAGTATGGCTTATTGTTTCTACGCCCAGGAGTAATTGCCCTGCTGTGTCGCTGACCTGTGTATTGCCCATGCAAGGGCTAAGGCGCAAGTAGTATCATCGTGCAAGCCTTGTGGTGCTGAATATCTTACCCCCGTCCGGGTGTATTCAAATTCAAAGTTTTCCAGTTCTGAAGTGATGACACCCTCAGGGAAAGCTATTTTTTTGTTTTGTATAGCCATTGCCAGCCCCTCCATTATCTGCTGTTTACTTGTAGGGTTAAATTTAAACCCGGTGACGTTTGGCCGGGAAGATTGCACTTCCTCGGTGATAGGATCACCCACCCCGGTTGAATCTATATTTATCGGTGCCGGTGGTAATAACAGGATTGATTGAATGGTCTGCCGCCAATCCTTTTGAAACCGGTCAAAATAGCAAACAGAGCCAAAAGAATCTAATCCTATGATAACTGTGTAGTCAGTTGACTTGGCAAGATCAATTCCGTAACACACGGCAGGCAGCGTACTGATGGGATAGATACATCTTTTGATGTGCTGAAAACCAAACGGATTCGAGCCATCTTCTGAGGCTTCAGCGAGGTATAACTCCCTGAACACCGATTCCGGCAAATCCCTTTTCGCTTGTTCGATTTCTTTGAGTTCGATGAATCCTGCGGCTGCGGCATCATAGGCGGTTATTTTAAAATATTCATATTCTTCTTCCCCTGCTTTGGCTCGTTGAGCCATCCGGTAACCCCAATTCTTTTTACCCTTTACGTTCCCGATAAACTTACACTTACCCCTTGTTGCGGTTAATGTAGATCGTAAGGCGTGCCAGGATTCCTCTCTTGCACGGGTAAATTCATCAAAGACGGCAGCGTACACATCATCACCATAAAGATTGTCCGGCTTTTCGGCTGACTTAAACTGAATCTTTGCCCCCGTTGGCAGGGTTAAAGTTAACTTTGTTTCGTTGACTTTAAAGTAATTCCTGTCTGTGATCTGTGACTTTAGCCTGTTAAATGCAATTTCTGCCTGAACATAAACAGGGGCCACCCACCAAACAGATTGACCCTCTTTTAAGTTTAACGCAAGTGGCTGCTCGTTCAACCAAATGATATGTGAAGCTGTTTTACCGGTTTTTGTCGCCGCCTCGGTGACGGTGAACCTGGCGGGAGAATCTATTATCTTACGCTGGTAATCAGATATTGGCGGCCTTGTGTAGCTTATTTTGCTCATACTTTTTTGAACACCCGGTTATGTACGACTGAAAACAACTCTTTAAAATGCTCATTCGGCAGCACTTCGTCAACTGCTTTACTCACTGATTCAATCCCTTTGAAATAACCTGCCGGAAGATTATACTTATTGCAGCAATCATCAATCACCAAAAAACCACCTGTCTTTACCATTGGCGAATAATTCTTAATATCCTGCTGCACCACTTCGTAACTATGCCCGCCATCGATATAAACCATATCGTACATATCATTAGCCTTGCTGATGGCATCAGGTGAGGTTGATAAGCCTTTGATAATTTCAGGTTGCTTTAACCCCCATGAGAAATGTAAAAGTTTTATATCGGCAGCGTAATCACTTTCCCAATGCCCGTCCGTACTGTCGAGGGGGGTAACCCCTCTTATTACTGATTCCCTGCCAGTTCTGTTTGTTAGCAAGGAAACCAAACCAATTATCTGCCCTCTGAATACGCCTATCTCTAAAAACTTAAACGATGGCGGCATTTCATCTACCAGCAATTTCCACATCCACAAAAAAGACCGTTCACCGAACCCGAATATTCGCTGCTCGATCCAATCCCGGTAAAGTCTTAATTCTGAATCTTCGTTTACCAGCCGGGTAAACTCCTCATTAATCTTTGTGTGGCCCTCAGGAGTGTCCCGCCAGTAACCTTTGGCATCGTGTATATTCATAACAGCTTATTGTAGTACGATTGAACTGATTCATCGTCCGGGCCTAAAAAATCGTTATTGATTATCTGAAGCCCTATCTCACCCTCCCACCATATCTGCAATTCGGATTCTATTCCTTTCACAGCATCAAACCGGGGGTGTTCAATCAGGTTAAGTTTTGGGAATCCGGTAAAAACACCGTCAACAATATCAAATATCCAACGGTGGTGTATAAATCCCCTGAAATGATTGCCGAGTCTTGCCAGTTCAATATACTTTGAAGGTACGACAATAAACCCCGCCTTTGCAATACTTTCAATCTGAGAACACACAAAAGAAGGGTTACAAATATCCTCCAACGTGTGTGTGCAGATGGCAAAGTCAAATTTACCGTAGTCTTTCACATACCTGCTGACCTGTGACCAAACTAAAGGATTATTGATGTTACCCTGAAAGAACTCTTTTGCTTTTGCTTTGGGTTTATTGAAATCTACTATGGCCGTCAGGTAGCCATCCACAATAGAGGTAGCCCCGCCAATATCAATATTTTTCAGGTGTTTGACCTTGTCAATAACGGTGGTCCTGTCTGAATCGTTTGTAAATTTATATGAGATCATATA